ATAAGAACCTTTGTGTTGAGCATCGGGTCTTGAACAACCTTGAGGAACAGTTTGGCATCATTTTGAATGAGTTCATCAATCTTGTTAGCCATTGCATCAAGGTTCATTGTAGCTGCTGTAGGACGAGCAGTAATTGTTTCAATTACAACCCTCATTACATCAGCATCATTTTCAATCTTACCGTATTCCTTATACGCAGCCTTGGTAGCATCAATCCTTCTGCGATTTACCTTATTCTCTTCATCCTCACGCACCATTACATACTCGTAGGTGGCTTTGGGATTTGTTTGCAATGCCTCAAGGTTGGGGGCAATTGCATTACTGTTGTGAAGAAGTATCTTATACTTGATGTAATCGTTAGGATTACTCAAATCAAGATAACTGTCTTCTTTTGGAAGAACAACCATTTGCTTTTTCCAGTAGTTGTCATGTGTCTTGAATACTGAAAGGTCATTGTCCTGAAGTCCAAGATAGTATTCAAGGTAATCTTTTTCTTCTTTTGTAAGGACATCAACCAGTTGTCCATTCCTTAACTGAGGAACAACATACTTTCTTACTGAGCCTTCAGCCATACCTCCGTAAAGAACATGTTTGGGATTGTTTCCAACCATTGAGTTTTCACGGGGAATGTGCTTAATAACTACTTTTTCATTTCTAAGGCAGCTTACAAGCCCCTCTTCACTTTTTGCCATTTTCTTCTCCTTTAATGACGGTTAATAAAAATTGATGAGGGGTGAGGTGTTATCCTCACCCACTCATCTATATAAAGACTACTGGAGGATGGAAGGAATGATGGATACCATCCGAGTAGGGTCATAAACAATAGCACCGAGAGTTGTCATCCTATGCACAGTGCAGGAATCCTCATCGTGCGACATGTTCATGTTGCTGATTTGGCCAGTGAAAGGATTACGGAATCCCCACTCATAGCCCCAGAACTCAGGCTTACCCTTGAGAGCAACTTTCTGAATGTTCGGGACATCCTCAGCACCAATGTACCAAATGTCAAAGCGATAGGAGAATGCCACACCACCTTCGGGATGATAAATCTTATTACGAACCTTATCATCATAGAAGGTATCAACATCAAGCTTGACAAACACACCATTAGGAGCCTGCCACTCAGTAATCTGGTAATCAGTCATGCGGACTGCAGAATTAGTGAAGTTAGCAGTGGTCTTGGAGAGTGCAGGAGGATTGTTCTCAGAGTACTGAAGACCCAGAGGAAGCCATCCAGAGCCAATAGCTTGGGCAGCCCTGTTGAAGAGGAGTGCTCCACGCTCACCAGTCTTGATGATGAACTTACGGTTACCAAATGCAATCTTACCCTCAGAGAGTTCATAGAGAGCATCAAGGATGTAGGTCATAATGGAAGAAGTGTCATTGTAGTAAACAACATTTCCAGCCTCTGCCTGCTCGAAGATACCAGAACCCATGCGAATAACATTACCAGACTTACCAAAGTTCAGATACTCACCATTGGCATTGCGGTTTGCACGACCAAAGGCAAGAGCCCTGTTCTTGTAGCCAGCCCACTCAAGAGCAAGCTGCCAGTCAACATAATGCATCCACATCTTGTCAACAGACTTAACCTGCTGACCGTTCTTTCCCTCTTGAACCATCGGAATACCGAAGGCAAGCTTCTTATTGTACTTATTACCGGGAACCTTGTGCTGGATACGCAGAGTGGTCCACTCACCACGCATGGAGACAGGAGCTGTGAACCTGATGTCACCAACCTTACGGGAGAGCTCCTTCTCAACGGGAGCATACTCAACGGAGAACCTCTCACCAAGGAGAAGCCTCTCAGCGGGAACACCAGCAGTGTTGCCACCCATCAGCTCGGTCTTGTACACATAGTTAGTGCCTTCCATCTGAGGGTCACCAAGGACACGGAACATATATTTCTCATTGAGGTTACCAACAATAACCTCACCGTCAGCAAACCAAGCTTCGCCGAACACAAGGTAAATAGGAGCACCACCAACTCCAGCATTGTCGGACTCATCAGTAATGATACAACCACTATCATCACGAGCCTCTACAAGAGGAATATTCCGACTGGCTGAAGCAAGCACATCCCAGAAAAACTCATCGTCCGACTCAAACTCCCTCGTAGGGAACTGAGCAAGGAACGACTCAAGAGTGTTGCCCATGTTGTAAGCTTGCAGTTGCACGATGACATCAGCAGCTCTCTGAGGCTCACTCTGGAACAATGCTGAAAGGTGGTTGTCAGTGGTCATGCCAGCCCAACCATTGAATCCCAGCATTTGATACTTGTTTAGAGTAATTTTACCTGCCATAACAGTTTAACATTTTTATTATTAAATATCAAGTCTTTTCCTTCTTGTAGAATGCCCATAGTCATCAGTGTCACCACCTTCCGAATAACGGAAACTACCACCTTGGGGTTGTCCTTGAATCCTTTGTTCAATCTCTTGAAGATTTCTTTTGACTTTCTTATTAACGCTTTTATCCAACAGATTGCCCATTTTGGTAAAACCATCAGTAAGTGCATAAATGGTTCCAAGCATTACCCTGAACTCTACGGGATGTTCATCAGCATATTGCTGAACTGCGGTAAGCTTCTCTCCATCCTCATTTACCTTGACAGTTTTAATCATTGCATCATAGGCTTTCTGCCTTGTGTTTCTGTCAATAGGAATGTCATCAAATAAGGTATTCTTGTCGAGCATTGCCTTCTTGAACTCCTCAGCTTCCTTCTGAACCCTTTGTTGTTCAGCTTTAGCCTCGGCCTTTCCAGCTTCAACCAATCCATCGTATTGGGCTCTGAAGTAGTTGATAACTGAATCAAGGGCATCTTTAGCATCTTCAATGTCAGTACCATCAGATGACACTATCCTTTCAACTTGTTTGTCAGCCCTATCTGGACTGAATCCCTTGTTAATGTAGTCTTGTCTGATGATGCTCTTTCTGAGCCTGCTGCCCTCTTCAGTTTCTGCTGTAAGTTGGTCTTCACTAATTCCCTCAAGGTTACTGATTACTTTCTCATACCTTGCAATTGTTGAAGGCTGTACTCCTGCATCAAGAGCTTCTTTGACTCTCTTGGTTACATCATCAAGTCTTGCATTTACCTCATCTTCAAAAGCCTGTGAAAACGAGTCTGCATCATTGACCTCATTAACAGTTTTCTCATCAAGGAATTGAAAGAGACCATCACCATATAAGGCTTGGGCAAAGGATGAATAAAGGTTTGAACCTTTGGGAGAAGAACCTGCACCGTTTGGCTTGGTCTCTTTTTCTTCCTTGTCATTATCTTCATCATCCCCTACGCTCTCTGGGTTATCATCACCATCTCCAAACAAATCTTCAGCAGTGACTTCCCCCTCAGGGAGTTTGTTTTCTTCTTGCTCTGGGTTTTTATTATCCTTCTCAGGACTTTCTTTCTCTGCACCCTCGTCAACATCATTTCCGAAGATGTCTTCAGCTTCAACAAAGTTACCCATTAAAACTTCGCTGTTGCTAAACAGTGAATCGTTCATATTATCTTCTCCTTTAATAATTAAACTCAAACAAAAATACCCAGTTTATGCATATGACACAAACTGGGTTAATAAAACATTAACTTTATATACTATTTGTAAAGAAGTTCCCTACAATGTTCACATAGAAATCTTTCAGTAACTTCAAACATCTGTTGGGTAATGTCTCCTGCCAGATATTGTATTTCTTCACCAAAAGGATTGATGCCCTCAGCTATGCTTATATGTGATGCAAGATGGCCTACTTCATGTGCTAAAGTATTTGAAAACTCTGATGCACTTGATGACTTTCCAAATATAATTACAGTTTTCCTCTGAATGAGATTACTGTGCGTAGAAGCAAAGTCATATACATCGTCATCAATTGATTCCTTGACAATAAGTATGTCCTCTTCATCACAACCCAAATCAACCAAATCATTCAGAATATCTTCTGATTGATAGAAAGATATTGAGTAGTATATCTTTACGCACCAATTGTATTTATCCAATGTGAACTCTTGTACAATCATATCATGTCCTCCCAGATTATTGGTTTTCCACTTCCTATGCAATCAGCATAAAAGCGTGTAAACACCATACCATCATACCCGTCAGGGTCATTGAGAGTATCATCAATATACTTGATAAGGTCTCCCTCTCCTCTTACAGAGCTTCCAAGATAATCTGCTTTACACATATTGGCTACATAATAAGCGTCATATCCAGCATTGCCGTCTACCCTTATTCCAGCTTCATCCAACATTGAGTCAACTTTCTCTTTGGTATAAGGCTTTATGTATTCCTTTTTACCATTTACAGTCTTGTACATACTGTTGGCTGCCCACATAGCCATTTTCTTGGAAAAGTGCCATCCATAAAAAGACAGGTACTTATCCATACCCTCAGGGTATTCTCCATAAGAATCAAGTCTTGCCATAGTATATATTACTTTGTGTGTTCCTCAAGGAAATCATCAAGGGCTTCAAGGGCATCACAATAACCCTCTTCATACCCATACTCATAACTTTCCTTATCCTTGTAGCCAGACATCTTACCTTTACGGGAAGACATTCCCCGGTAATTGTCCCTCTTATCTTCACCACTCTTGTGGTGCTCCCTAATTTCCCAAACTCTATTCATTGTTTCTGTGTTTTTGAAGCATCATATCTACCAGTTTATCCACCTTATCAGACAATGTGGTTACCTTTGCTTTAAGGTCATTCATCTCTTCCTTTTGGACTTGCTTTTCAGCAAACTCTGGATTAAGCACACCAAGTATCTCATCACACTTGGCTATCCTGTCTTTATTGAAGGAGTAACTGTTTACAGCGTCAATGCTCTTTTGCTTTGTACTTATCACCTCTGAGCTCATGGCCTCCCTGCTTGTAGACACTACTATACTTTCTCCGTTTGAGTAAGTATCAGCAATGTCAAGGTTTGCTGGTATGCCATTTAAGTTAAGAGTGGTTTCTCCAACCTTAACAATAAGGTCAACTACCATTTCCTGAGGCTGCCCAAATGTCTGAGGTATTGAATATTTTGGTTTTGGCATTGGCTGATTAGTTACATAGCCAACATCAAGACTTGTGGTGTTCCCTTTATGAAAGATAAACACTTGGCTGTTTGGTCTTACTGATTGAAACATAATGCTTAGATTTAACCTATTAATTGTAAGATATTATCAACTCTGTCATAAAAGACTAAGAATACTCCGGGATTTGGAAAGTCAGCTACAGTTGCAGCATCTCCTCCAGCAAGAGTAACTGGATTTGTATTTCCAGCCATTATGAATCTTACTGGGAGTGTGTCTGTGGTTCCTGCAGGAAGGTCAGTAAGATATACTAAAAGCACACCACTGAAAGGGTTTCTGTCCCAGTCTGGGTTAAACTTAAAGTCAACATACTCTGTTCCAACAGTAACTCCTCTTGACTTTATCCTTGGAATTCCGTTGATATTACTGTATTGATACGGAAATCTTGCCATAATCAATCCTCCTATAAGTTATTGATTATAGTAAATTACCCCCAATACGAATTGCCTCCTACACCATATCCGTAAGGATTGAAACCATAGTTGTAAGGGGTATTATTAACCGCTACAAGGTTAGGGTACTGCACAGGCACTGTGTTGGGCTGTTTGGCAGCCAGTTCAGTAATCTTGTTATCAAGAGTATTGAATGCCGCAGTAAACTGTTGGGTCTGCCTTCCTTCAGAAAGTGCCGTGCGAAGAGATGTATTGTCTGCAAGCAGGGAATCAATCTTGGCCTGAAGCTCACGCTCTTTAACTTGGCAGAACTGGTCAACAATCATTGCATTCTGGTCCTTAATGGCACTGAGAATGCTTGTGGTGTTACGGTCTGACTGAGAGCCAAGTTGATTTGTTTGATTCAGCGTAGCAATCTGAGACTCATAACCCTGCTGGGTAGTGAGGAGTCTGTTCTCGCAGCAACAAGATGCAAGTTGAGCAGCTATTGAAGCATTACCTGCCTGCACAGCATTCTGGAGCTGAAGGCCACTCATGCCAACTTGGGAACTAACAGTCTGCACAGCAGTCATAAGGCCATTGAGGGTAGAGCTTACTGCACTGATGCTGGTATTGAGGTTGGTAGCAAGCTGACCAATAGCACTTCCATTGCCTTGAATTGCCTGCATGAGAAGGTCACGGCCCACATCATTATTCATCTGGTTGGAAATGTACTCAGTGCCAGAAATACCTCTGCCACCCCAGTTTCCGCCCCAACTTCCATTTCCCCAGAAGAGGAGGAGGAAAAGAACCCACCAAAAGTTGTTGCCACCAAAACCACCATTGTTATTCATAAGAGCAACCAATGTACTGGCATCAATTCCCTTTTGAGAAAGCAATGGCATAAGAGCAGTAATCAGAGAACTGTCCTGCCCGAAAACATAAGTTTTAGAATCTTCCATAACATTGAAAGGATTGAGTGTTAATAATCAAGTTCAGTTAGCTAACTGATACAAAATTATTTATCCTTTCTCTGTAGGAGCAATGCTGCTAATAAAAACAAAAAATCCTCAATAGACACATGCCTATTGAGGATTTTAATTAGCAGCGTGTTTATTTTTCAGATAGTCTGTTTGCCATATAATTCATTAAGAAGTCTCTAATGTTGGATTGAGGACTATTCAGCATTCTTAAGAGCCCAAGTATTTCCTTAAGCATTTGGTTGTTTTCTTTTATTAGCAGTTTTGCTTCTTCGTCTGTCATACTCATCAATCTCTTTTTTACTCCATCTGAGCTCCTTAAACCCAGCAATCTTTCTTCCCTTTGGTAGTTTTCCTTCTCTTACAAGATTATCAAACTGTGCTCTCCTTAAATTAAGATATGTGTATGCTTGATACTTGCTAAATTCAATATCATCATCTGCATATTCCTTCATAATGTTGATTATTTTGAGGCACTCTTCTTCACTGAGATTCGTATTGCCAGCATCAATGTCATCAACAAGACAAAGCAGCATCTTCTTTATTATGTCAAGCATGCTATCTTTCTATGATAAAACAGTATTATAAAAAGAAATATTCCCGTAATTGCACTCCAAGCTGTAATTAGTGTTACCATGCTCACTGGTATTCCTACTGTATATTCAAGTGTACCTATTATATTGTTTATAAGAATGTAGTGTAAAAACATTCTATGGTATATGCAAAACCTAAATACATAAGATACTAAATACAAAAATGCCAGAGTAAGAAAAGAGATACCTCCAAT